CGCCGATGTCCCAGTTCGAAAAACCAGAGCCGTTGTTGCAGCGCCGATAGAAAGGCCCGGCAAGCGTGCCGCTGAACACGCCACCACCGGAGATAACCACTTCCCCGCCTTCGGCTTGCCAGTAATAATCACAGAAGTATGCCGCGCTTGAGCCTCCAGCAACTGTGCAGATTTCGATTTCTGGCCATTCCGGATCATATCCGAATTCCTTCACGTATCCTTCCGTCTTCGACGCAACATATCCAACCTTGAAATATGAGCCACTGTACACCTTATCGGCGTATGCGCTTCTGTCATTACAGTAGTAATGCTGCCAACTCTGAATATTATCTCCGTCTCTGAACTGCCACATGTTTCCGTACCAGTCTTCAATCCACAGGAATCGAATAGCACTCATACCATTGGTCTTTCCTTCTACGCGGCCGTTCGGTGATGCCATCTCGATAGTTGCTCCTGTCGGCTGAAGCGAAGACCAGAGGACGCTGGTTGTTGTGATCGCTACCGGATCCCCGTCAAAGTACACGCATACTGCGTTATCAATCTCTGTTGAATCCTCAATTTTTGTCACTCTTCTATCCGCAGCTAAACTCTGCGACCACAATCCCGAACCGATAGAGATTCCCTGGCCGACTGCGAATCTATTTCCATAGTCTTTCGCTACTGTGATATAATTTCCGGTTCTGGCCTGAAGTGCCAGTCCTTTTGTTCCGTCTTCAGGGAAATCTGTTCTACCACTGCCGAGGATTGCCTGGGCGTTTGAGCTGGCGAACATAACGATGAAGCAGGTGTCTAAGAAGTGCATTGCCCATACGTCGTCCAGATACCAGTTATCTCCATTTGCTTTACAGAGCGTTCTGAACTGCGCACGTGTTTTGTTATGCACTGGGAATACTCCGGACTTGGACTCCAGCTTGTCTCCTTCTGCATTCAGCGATCCGTTAAAGATTGGCAGATATACTTTTTCAGAAATTCTGCGGTCAGCTCCGTCTGTAAATAAGTGATCCAGGTGCAGATGGCCGATTGGTCCGGATGAGACTCCTCTGTACTCCCATTTCACTCCATCAGCATCTGTTTCAAACCAGCGCCCTGTGTATGTCATAGGGACTTCAAGCATGACATTTCCATTGGATCCGTCCCACTGAAAGTCTGCATCTCCAAGGTATGCATTGACGGTTCTGTCTGCTGCCAGATTGCATGGACGCATTTCACTGAATGGATAATGACTCATCATGTCGTTCTGTACAGTGCCGTTTCCGACTGCTGCCTTACAGATCATTCCGACTGCATCTCCCACTCTTTCCCACGTTGCGGAGCTGGATCCGACTTTTCTTCTGGCCGCCAGAAGCTCCACCTTACTCTGCTCGATTAAGGTTACCCTTGTTTCCAATGCTTCCAGATCTGCCTGCAGAGCAAGTGCTCCGGCGCTGTTGATAGTCACGCTTGCCGCATTTGCAACTTCCAGATAATAACTCAGGTTGATCACTGACGGAATCACGCCGTTATACGCCGGCATGTAGTCGCTTGTGCTGGCTGTTGCGATGCTGTAGAGGATTTCTCCTTTCTGTGGATCTTTCGCAAAGATACCGAGCTCTGTGATATCGTAGCCAGTGCTCAGTGTTTCTGTTTCGCTCTTGTTTGTGATCGCAATCTTCAGAATAAGTGTATTGTCTGCTTCGCTGATGCTTTTGCTCTGAATCGGGAAGGTCTGCTTCGGTGTTTTCAGCGCTGTTCTGCTTTCCAGGTTTTCCCCTGAAGAATAGCTTCCTGATCCAGTCTGTACCTTTGTAATCTGGATAGACGTCTGTCCAGCCTGAGCTTTTGCCAGAAGTGCCTTTCCGGCTGTTGTCAGCTTGCTTTGATTCCAAATTAACATTTAATGTTCCTCCTTTATGAATGATGTAATATTGTAAATATCGCCCTTTTGTGCAATATTGATTGAACTGTGAGCATCTGTTATACCGTTATTCTCATTGGTTATGCAAGACTGATTTTCCGTAACGACTCCGTATGCTGCCATACTTTGTCCGGCCGGAGCCTCCGCATCCTGATTCACGGTATTTAGTACACAGAAATCCTGTGATACTGCGCCTGCCACTGTGGCCGCGTATGTGGCCTGTCCTGCCTCTTTATCCTCTCGAATGATATTCAGGACGGTACTCTCCTGAACTGCGACCTGATGGATAGCTACGTGTGCGTCAGAGTGAATGTCTCGAACGATTACTACTCCTCTGATATGAGATCGGACATTTTTTGCCTTCTTAATCATGGATGCAAGTTGATCTATGATATCTGGTGTCAATCGTGCCGATGTAATAATGTCGAATGTTCCAGGAGTAAATGGTGGATCTGTATAATCAAACCACTCCTGAATCTCTCCTTTTCCAAATACGACCGTGACCATGTCTGCTACCGTAGCCGGTGTTCCTGCATATGTGTACCATTTCAGTGTGTTCTTTACGATTTCTCGTTTCTGTTCAATACTCAGGTTCTGCTCATAGTACATGGCTCTCATTTCTACCGCGAAATAATCCAGAATGTCTTCCGGAAGATCATCTACCATGCTGTAGCACATTGCCTGATCGGCGTAGCTCTTAACTCTGATCATGGCCTGCTGCATGGCATAACTTAATGCCTGAATCTGTGGCGATTCCTTGTCTGGCCATACATCTGTGAGCCCGCCTTCTGTAAAACTAATCATCTTCCAGGCCTCCATATGTCACAGTTTTCGAGGAAAGCTTAGCCACATTGGCTTTCCCGATCACCTGGAATACCGGAAGTGTAACCTCTACGCGCTTGGCTCCTGCGGATACCATCTGCTGGATCAACTGCGATGGATTGATGTCTCTGCCGATTTTGCTTCTCTGCCACTGGATGTAATCATCTACAGCAGCATTGACGGCTGTTTTTATCGTGTCTGCTTTCTTCAGATCACTCTGGTTTACAAAATATTTCACATTGACCTTGTACTCTACTGTTTCCGGAGCTTTTACCGTTACGCGGTCAGTGAGTGGCCTGATTTGCTCATCAGACAAGAATTTCTGGACACCCAGGAGCATACTTTCTGAAGGCAGTTCTCCATCATTCATGATAAATTCAATCACGACATCTACTGGATCGTCGCTGTAGATCAGAACATCTGAAATGTTTGAGTTGTATGTCTTTACCCAGTAGCGATAGGATTCCTCCGGTCCAGCTACGGAATATTTTGACGGAGCGATGTAGATTCTGTCTTTCAGAGTATCGTCGTCTTCTATATCAGCCCCTCCGGTTGTTGGCTCTGTATTGGCCACTTTCGCCACGTATGGCACCGGATCTACCAGGATATTGATTTCTCCTACTTCCAGGTTGTTCCCGACCACTCCGCTTGTCATGCATTCTGCAGCAACATCTACACTGGACTCACCTGACGGAATCTCTGCATGTGACTCTGTCTGAAAGTAGACTTCTCCATTTGTGACTCTGGTTCCTTCCGGAATTTCCACAGTGCTTGGTCGGATTTCTGAAAGAGTAAATCTGATCATAGCTCTCGATGGCTTAGCCTGCTCCCTTGCGATTCCCTTCATGGCTGCCAGGTTATCCAGGTATGCTCCGTAGCTGTATTTCAGAAGATCTTGTTTTCCCGTTTTATCAACATACAATAAAGCCTGGTAAACCTGAATACTGAGCGCGTACAGAATCAGTGACATTGGATCTGCGCGGTCAAGAACCACATCCTTGCCGGTTATTGCTTTGTATCTGTCCTGGTAGTCTCTGACCATCTGCATCTGCACGTCTTCTAGTTGCATATCATCTATGAAGCTGACGTCTGGAAGGTTTAAAATTTCATCAATCATGCTTACACCCTCCTTTCTATATGAATTTGTGTTTTTACGACTCCTTTGTCATTCGCTGTCTGATCAACCCCTGCGACAGTAATGTCCGGGATATACTGATCCACTTTCTCTGAAAGCTCAAGCGCCAGCAAATTGACAGATTGCTCCGGGCCGAGATCGAGAACGTTTGGAGATATCCCGAATCCCCGGCTCCCTGGAAGCGTACCCTCTCTTGTAGTAATGAGGGCCTTTAGCTGCAGGTTGTATCTTTCCGCATCCGGAAGCCCTGCTGTTGATTTGATTTCGATATTCTTAATCTCTTTCATCGCCGCCTCCTTATGCGTATTCTGCAAATGTGATATTGATTGTTGCTTTTACAAGCTCTCCCTTATTCCAGATCGTGTCCCATTCTTCGCTGATACTTGAAATGTACACTTTTCCGGTTCCGACTCTTTTCCCGCCGATAATCAAGTAGTCAACTTCTCCAGATCTGGCGGCTGCTTCTAATCTCTCAATAGTCGCCCTTGGCTTCACTCCGTGTTCTGCGGATAGGATTGCTGTGACTGTAGTCTCGTCTAAATCAGGTCCTTGGAATTCAGAGCGGGGTGCAGCTCCGACGATTTCATGTTTCTTCCATCTTCCGGCGACCGTTCTCTTTAAATCCTTTAATGCCAGCATTTTCTCTGAGCTGACTTCAAATGTGATTAGCTTTCCAAAATTTCCAATTTGGGCCATCGCCTATACCTTCTTTTCTACTTCTGACAGTCTACTGGTTAACTCTTTGTTTGCTTTTTCCAGCGCACCGACTCTATCAAAGAGTTTTAGAACCTGCGCCGCCGTGAATGTTCCGGATGCGCAGACATAGCGTATTGCAGGACCTCTGTATTCCACGGTTCCGTCTTTAAACTGGACGTATGCCTGGCCTGGTGTCTTTGAGAACTCCTTCCTGAATACGTTGTCTCCGGATACTGCTGGTGGCTTTGCGATATTCCAGTATGGTCCGAGAATGATCCCATTGGCTGTTCCATTGGATAAATGCAAGACTGCGACTTCTTCTCCAACCTGCGGCATCTTATATTCATCATTGAAAGAGAGCAGCGGGAATGGTGCGGTCACTGCATTATCCATATCCGGATAGGTAACTTCTGCCATTCCGCTTTCATAATCAATCTTAGAAATTTTACCGATTCTGATATACTTCTCTGCCATTGGCTCTCCTTTCTAATCAAACGATCCTTCGTCAACCCAGCCGTAGCAGTGCGTCTTGCTCCAGTTTGTAGTGATAAGATGCCATGGATGCGCTTTCCCTGAGCCATTCGCAATTGTGATTTTGGCTGGTCCAGCTGCGACTCTGTAGCCCTTTGATCCTGGATAACTTGACACGTAGTGCGTGCCTCCGTGGAAGTTTACGACATCTCCGACTTTATAGGTTTTCTTCTTAGCTGCAGGTTTTGACGGAGTAGGCGCCGGTGGTGCTGGAATGTGTACCAGTCTGGTTTGGCATTTATGGATCTCTATTTCCTGCGTTGTTCCGCTGGAGGATACGGTCGTCTTGACTTGATCCACGTAATACTTCCCATTTGCTTTTCCTAATCCTGCAAGTGTAACCGTAACACCGGCTACGACCTTCGGATTCGCCCAGATCGTCCCTGTCAGCGTAGTTGCTGATTCATTTGATTCATTTACTTTTGCGGCCGCCTTGTACTTTGCATCATTGATATCGTCTGCCTGCTCATTGATTCTGAGCACACGGCTTCCAGCTGCATTTTCTTGAATCAGACCGATGAAGGTGCTGATCTCTTTGTTATCGCTTCCGCTCTTATAAGATGTCCTGGCTCCTGTGTATGTTCCTACCAGCGTGTCTTTGAAATCCCATTCATCGTCCACGAAATCTTTTCTGATTATCGTTGCTACCGGGGCTTTCTTCTCATATTTTCCTTTGTCAAATATGATTATTTTTCCCCTGTACACTTTCATTGCCAGACCGTAGCTACTGCAGACGTCGTATAGAAAAGCGGAGTCTGTCTTTTCAGACTGTTCTATCTTTGCGATAGTGATTTTGTTTGCGTCATATCCGAAGCCGAGACCATATTTCTTTGCGATCTCTGCTCCGATCTGCTGAATAGTGACCGACTTCCATGTTTTGGTACGTTCGGTCTCTTTGAATGATTCACTGGCCGGAATCGCCAGACCTCCGAATGAAGCCTCTAGCGGTCCACCTTTGAATCCTATAGTGTCCAAGACGAAGTTCCCGCATTGTGTCGTGAAATTTTTTCCTGGCTCTGTCCAGTTTTCAAACAGAATCGATGCGTCGATTTTGTCGCCCTTTGTTGGGTACCAGCCATTCAGCCATTTCATGTCTATGTTCTGAAGCGTGATATCCAGTGAATCGCTGGATCCGCAGGCCACATCCGTATAAGTGATACTCTTCAGATATGGCGCTATGGATTCATTGACATTTTTCCCGTTGAACTTGACTGTCGGCTTGGCTCTTCTTGCTTTAGCCATCTTCGTCTCCTTCCACGTACTCATAGATCATGTCGTTACTGTTATCGATGGTCTGCCTCCAGAATGGAGCATCTTCGTCATTATCTTCTGGTAAATCCGGCACCGTGATTACAGTGCCGGAAGAGAACACCAAAACTTCCAACAGTGGCCAGTTTGCTTCTATGAGGTTTTTCATATATTTCTCTGATCCAAAGAGTTTGTATGAGATCAGGTCCCACGTATCTCCCTGGATCGTAGTGTATGTCGTACTCACGATCGTTCCTCCTTATGCGAATGACACCCTGCCTTTGTTTCTGATGTATTCCTTCATCATGCGTTCAAATTCTTTCTGGCTCATGCGGTTAGCTTCCACGATATCTTTCTTGTCCGGAGCATCTCCCTCGAAACGATAAGTCGGACTAAACACAAAGGTTGTTCCTTCTCCATTGTCCTTCTTATTTTTGTCAGAATCCCTGTTTCCGGAAAAGCTCTGAACTGTTTCTCCCAAGACAGAAGTCCGGGACTTGAATTCAGGCATATCGATGGTTCTCGTCTGCTGGCTCTCAGAATCTACTGGCGTGATATTATTCTGGATAGTCTGCTGTTCGTTTACGAGTTGCTTATTTAGTCCGGTACTTGCAGCTCTTCCTAAAGATGCACCGGCATTCTTGATTGCGCTAAGTGTATTCTTCATTCCGACTACAAGTCCTTTTCCGGTAAACATACCGGATTCCGTCGTAATCTTAGACGGCGAGTGAATCTTCAGCGAACTGTTGATTGATGCTGATGCAGCTCTTGCGATGCTGCTGGCCGTTGCCATTACGGATCCACGCATGGAATTCATACCACTGACCAGTCCGGCCATCATATTCATTCCTGCGCTGTACAGGCTTACGGACGCAAATGCTGAACGGATTCCTGAAGCGGAACTTCTAGCTGTCGATGTAGCTTGCGCACCTCCAGCTCTTACCGCTGTAACCAGCTGACTCATTCCGCTTGTTACAACCACTACGGTTGCGTTCATGGTTGTTGCCGTGATGGTCCTTGCCTGGTTTCCAGTCGTCTGTACTATGGTTCGGATCTGCGTACTTGATGCCGTGACTCTTGCTGTTATATTAGCTGATCCGGATGTAATCGTTGCCGTGGCCATAGCCATGGTCGTTGTTACACTTGTCTGAATTCCCGCCATGGATGTTCTCACGCTTGTGGTCACCACCATGAACGATGCACCCGTTGCTGCGATTCCTGCCGCCGCCGCAGCCGCGCTAGTTGCTGTTGTTCTAAGCGATACCGCGAAGGCTGCCATTGAAGCTGAAGCTGTAGCGCTTGGTGCGACTACGGATGTGAGCGCCGCCGTCATTGGAGGCACTGCTGTCGCTACGATTCTGAATGAGTTCGCCGCCATGGTTGATGCCGAATTCAACATCGATGTAGTTGCCGAGAATGCTGTAATTGCGGCTGTTGCCATTCCGAGACCAGTTGCTACTGTGAGAACGCCTGCTGACAATGCTGTGAATGCCAGGGCTGCCGCTCCTCCTGCTGCAGCTAATCCGGTTGTTGCTGCGGCTGCTCCTGCCACTGCTGCGGCATATGGTGCCATTGCTGCGGCTGCTGGTGCGACTCCTGCGGCCAATACGGCCATTTTAGCCGCCACGCTTACAGATGACTTAGCCATGGATTTTAGTCCGGATGCGGCCGTTTTCGCGCTTGTACTGATTGTCTTAACTCCGGCCGCCACCAGGGGTACTTCCGCTGACAATGGAAGCATACCTGCATCTGCTGCAACTGCTCCGGCCGCCAATGCCAGCAATCCTGCCGCCGCCACCGTTGCTCCTGCCCCTGCTGTAGCACATCCGACAGCAAATACTGTCATCGCTGCTCCAAGCTGAGCTATTGCCACTGCTCCGCTTGCTCCATATGTAGAAAGCTGCGGAAGGCATGCGGTTATAATTGCCAGTGATGCGGATCCGAGTAATGCTACAGCACTTACGACTGCCAGGGCTGCTCCAAATGCTGCCAGGGCTGCTGCTCCTGCCAAGAGAAGCGGTGCTAATGCACCCGCAGCTGCTCCGAATGCTAAAACTCCAACTGCCAGGGCTGCCATTGCAATTTGCGCCGGTGCTCCTGCGGCTGCCAGCTGAGTCACTGCCTGAACCATGATCAGACATCCTGCACTTGCCAATACGACAGCTGCTCCGAATGCGATGAGTCCGGCTGCTCCTGCAGTGAGCGATGGTCCTAGAGCTCCTGCAATTGCAAGTAGTCCAGCCATTCCTCCGATCATAAGTCCGAGTGCGACTGCTGCGAGTGGTCCTGCTGCCGCCACTTGTGTTGCGGCCATTGCCATCAGCGACATTCCTGCGCTTGCCATCAGTACAGCGCCTCCGAATGCTAACAATCCGGTTGCGCTGGATGAAAGTGCCGGTCCCATTGCCCCAGCGATTGCCAACAGTGCTGCCATTCCTCCAATCATGATTGTGATTCCTGCCAATGCCATAGGTCCCGCGGCTGCCAGCTGAGTCGCTGCTAATGCCATCAGAGATATTCCTGCACTTGCCATCAGGATCGCTCCTCCGAATGCCAGAAGGCCTTGTGTACCTGCCTGAAGTTTAGGAGCTATCTGTCCGGCGATTGCCATCATTCCGACGATTCCACCGGCCATTATTGCGACTGCGGCCTGTGTTTCAGGCCCTGCTTTGACCAGCTCTTTCGCTGCTTGAACCAGAATCCACACGCCTGCGGCTGCCAGTGCAAATCCCGCGCCAAATCCAAGCGCATTCTTAGCTGCCGCTGACATAACTGAACTACTCTGACTTACTGGATCCACGGTCTTCTTCACGCCTTTTCCAAGCACTCCGGCCGCTTTTCCGAGCTTTCCGAATACACCGACGACAGATCCTGCGATCTTGAGCATCTTACCTAAGATCAGGAGAACCGGTCCCACTGCTGCTGCAATGGCTACCCATTTTACGATGTTCTTCTGCATAGCCGGATCCATATTGTTAAACGCATCAATTGCCTTTGTGATCTGATCAACTGCTGGTTTCAAATACTCGCTTGCAATCTGGCCGATGTTGTACTTCATAACATCAAATGAAGAGTTCAGTTTTTCGAGCGATCCTCCCATTCCTGAAAGAAGCGCATCTGCCATCTTATGAGATGTTCCGGTACAATCTTCCAGCGCTGCCGAGTATTGCTGCACCTTTTCTGGCGAAGCATCAATCAAGGTCATCCACTTTGACATCTGGTTCTTTCCGAAGATTGCAGCTGCAGCTGACAGTTTTTCTTCACTGGTTAATCCTGCGAAGCTGTCATGTAACTGTTTTTGAACCTCTGTCATGCTCTTCATGGTTCCATTTGAATTAAATATCTCCAGTCCGAGCTTCTGCATCCAGGCCGCTCCATCCGCTGCTGGACTTGCCAACCTTGCGAGACCGGTCTTCAGAGCTGTTGCTCCTTCTGATCCTGAGATAGATGCATCTCCGAACACATCCGTTATCGTGGCCAGGTCTGACATTGACCAACCGACTGAGTTGCAGATCGGTCCGGCGATTGACATTGCCTCAAACAGATCTGTGACGGTTGTATTTGCCTGGGCCTGCGCCTTCGATAGGATATCGGCCGCTGTAGCTGCATAATCCGAATCCTTACCGAACATCTTCAATGCATTTCCAAGTCCGCTAGTAACCTCTGATAAGTCTGTAGCTGTACCTGCTGCCAGGTCTAATGCCGGCGTCAGCATATTCGCCGCCTCCGCTGCCTGGAAGCCCTGAC